ATGATCGCCACCGAAAAAGGCCTGCGCCGCACGGTGCGCAAGGCGCGCAAGCTGCACCACGTGTTCCTGATTTACCGCCGTTGGGCGGGGGGAGATAGCTTTCTTCTCGACTGCTTAGCGCAGTCGGCGAAGTCGGATCGCGATGCCGCGATGGCGCAAGCCCGCGAGTTCAAGCGCCGGGTTGCGCAGCGGGCGATGCAGTCATGATGGCCGTCCTCCTGCTGCTCTCGGTTCTCTGCCTGTCCATCGGCACCGCGCGCCTGTTCGCGTGGTGCCTGGACTACCGCCAAGCCCGCATCGAAGCCAGCTACCGCGCCGCCCGTATGGTGGCTATCGCGCGTGCGGAGGTGAGCCGTGGCTGACGTTGCCGCGTTGTTTGTTCGCCGTGATTCGGTCTACAAAACGATGACAGACGTTGACGCTTTCGATGTTGATCGTAATGCGCTGAACTTTCGTGGGGGCATGCCGGTGGTTGCGCATCCTCCGTGTCGCTCTTGGGGGCGGTTACGTGCGTTCGCTACGCCTGCACCTGGTGAGCGTGACTTGGCGTTCTTCGCCGTCGATCAAGTACGCCGTTTCGGCGGAGTGCTTGAGCATCCGGCGGCATCCACGTTGTGGCCTGCGGCCGGTCTGCCTCGGCTTGGTTCACGTGATCGGTTTGGTGGTTGGACATTGCCGGTCTTGCAGAGTGCTTGGGGGCATCGCGCTGATAAGCCGACCTGGTTGTACGTTGTTGGTGTTGAGCCAAGTGTGTTGCCGGTGATGCCTTACCGCCTTGGTCAGGCTTCGCACGTCATTGCGCAGCAGGGGAAGCGTGCTGACGGCACGCGCATTCGCAAGGGTGATGCGCGTTGGCGCCCTGAGGTCTCGAAGGCTGAGCGTGAACATACGCCGGCCGCATTGGCAGCTTGGCTTGTTGACCTGGCGCGGTTGAGCGCGAGGGGGCTTCATGGCTGATCTTTCGCACCTGGAAGTGGACGTGCGGTCGGTTGCCGGCGTGCGGCCTGCGTTCGATCCGGTCATCAACGGTGCGCGCGTGCGCGCCATTGATGGTTCGTCCAAGGAAGCGCGCCTTGCTGTCGCGATGCTTCCGCCGGCTGCGCAGCGCGGCGATGTGCTGCGCCTGCCGTCACGCTACGCCTTTTCCCCGGCTGGTACTGGTGAAAAGGGGCAGGGGGTGGAGGTTGGCCCGGGGAGTAACACGGGCCAAAAGTCGGTTGCCAAGGATCAGGGGGCAATCATCGACTTTTTGACCATCGTTTTTCCGTTCGCAGCTGCCGAGGACGTGCGCTGCACAAAGCTGGATTTGCTGCTGTATCGCATCTTCGGTTTTCGCGGTGAGGTGGTGGTCGGGGCGATCCGGGAGAAGCAATGGAATTTCTACCCGTTGAGCGCCGTTCTTGTTGACCGTGAGGGCGAATTGGTGGGCCGTGTCGGTATGGGCGGCAACAAGGAAACCATCTGCATCAGCCTGTCCGGCGCTGGCTGCAAGTGGGTCACTCGCTGGGAACAGGTCTACCGGCAGCTGGGCGTCCTGCGCGCCAAGATCAGCCGCGTGGATGTTGCTCACGACGATTATGACGGTCGGCACCTGGACGTGCATACGCTGCGTGAGCGCGCTGCCGCTGGTGATTTCGGCGAGGGCGGTTGTCCGCCACGCCATCGCTTCATCAGCGATGAGGGCCACGGCACGGGCTGCACGCTCTACGTAGGTGGCAAGGGCCACAAGGAGCTATGCGTGTATGAAAAGGGCAAGCAGATGGGCCTGCCTTCCTCGCCGTGGGTGCGTGCCGAGGTGCGGCTGTATGGCAAGCATGTCGAAGTGCCCCACGATGTTGTGGTGAATCCTGCTGCGTATCTGCGCGGGGCCTACAGCGTGTTGAACAGCTTGATTCAGGGCGTTTGCACGCGCCTCAAAACCATTCGCAAGCAAGTGGAATGTTCCGCCGAAGCCGCCGTTGCATGGCTCAACCGGCAAGCGGGACCAATGCTCAATGTCCTCCGCGAAGCATTCGGCCATTCGTGGGCTGACTTTGCAGAGGCCCGCGTTCTCCGTGATGGCCACCCGGGGAGATTTCGCGGCATCGCCAAGGGTGAGCCACTCCATCGTTATGTGAGAGAAGAACTATGCCTGTCTGCCGCGTGAAGTCTGCTGCTGTCGAAGAGCAGCACAATTCCAAGAGTAATTCCATCATGCGTTCGCAAACCGTGGGCCTCGATCTGGGCAACGGTTTCGAGCTGCCGTTCCGTGTCGGCTTGGGCCAGCGCCCGGCCTATCCGCCGGGCGAGTACGACATCGATCCCAAGAGCTTCGCATTGTCGCCCTACGGCGATCTGGTGTTGAAGCGCTACGTGGACCTGGTGCCGCTCGGCGCGAAGCCGCAAGCGCCTGCTTCGAAGGCCTGACGCATGGCTCTGTGCGTAGCCCTGGCATCGGACGGGACATTGATCCCTACCGGACAGCCTGTTGCCGAGTGCACGGGCTACGTACTGCTGTCCAGCAGCGAACACGCCGTCTACGGCCTCATCAATCAAGCATTCGCGATGCCCACGCCGGAACAGGCGGCGGGTTGGTTCGTCGGCTCTGCCGGCGCGGTCATCGTTTGGTTTGTCGTCGCGCGTATCGCTGGCCGCGTGGCGAATTTCTTTCACTAGCCAGCATCAACTGCAAAGGAGTTTCAACATGGATTTTTCGGGAATTCTCGACGGCCTGTCGGCCACCACCGCCACCACCGCGATCATCGGTGCGGCCGCCATCATCGCCTTGGTCGGCTTCGCCGGCTGGGCGTCGAAGAAGGTGGCCGGCTTCTTCGGTCGCTGATTCATCGGGGCCGGTTCGCCGGCCCCATCTCTTCGGGAGGACGTATGGATTTCCAGAGCATCTATGCGAGCGTGGAACCAGCTGTAGCGGCGCTGGCCGTGCTGGGTGCTGCGGCCATCTATGCGCAGATCAGGTTTTGCCTGTGGGCCGCTCCGAAGGTGGCTCGCTTCTTCGCCATGCGCTACGTCAGGGGGAAGCTGTGATCTTGTGCCTGTTCTGCGGCCTGCTGGGCATGGCCTGCGGCGTTGCTGCGGTGAAGGGGTTGGACGCATGACCCGGTGGCTTGCTGCGCTGCTGGTTGCGGCTGCATTGGCGTGGATGGGCATCGGCTCGGCTAGTGCGCAGTCATGCACGGTTGCTTCTCCGTGTGATCAGGGTTCTGCGTATTCCGGAGTGAGTGCTCGGTCTTCTTCTTATCCTTCTTACATAAATAGCCGCCCAGGTTCTTACGGTGATTGGAAGGGGCGTGTTGGAGGGCCTTTTTGTGATAGCACCAAATGTTATTACAGGTGTTTTGTTTCGCGCCCTGTAACTGGCGATGCTGGCTGTACTGCAGATGGCGGACAGATGGATTTTTATTATTGGGCTGATCAAACTTGTTCTTCGCGCCCTGCGATGAGCGGCGGGCAGGCTCACATTCTTTCCAGCTATTCCGGTGATTTGGCGGCCTGTAACAACGGCTGCAAGATGATGCCTGTACCTGGACAGTCGTCGCTCGGTGTCGGGCTTGGGCCTAATCCCAGCTTCACTAGCTATTCCACTGCGGGTTGGGTTGCTACCGGTGACGTCTGTACTAAAGGCGACACCGGTGAGAAGGGCGATGACGATACAGGCGGCGGCAATGACGGCGAGCAGTGCACACAACAAGACAATCTCACGCAATGCATGAAGTCTGACGGTCGGCATTGCGCTGTCGCATCGAGCGGCAAGGAATTCTGTTGGCAGCCGGGCGAGAACGGCATCAAGGCATCCGGCAATGACGCGGCCACGAAATCACCGCAAGGCAAGGAAGCGAAGCCGCCACCGCTTCCGCCGAATAACGGTGGGGATTGGGAACAGAAGGCGCAATCGACGGTAGTCGAGTCGAAGGACGGCGCCAGCAACACCAGCAATGTCACCAGCTGGGAATCGTCGTATGGCTCGCAAGGGCAGGGCGCGTCCGGCAATGGCGCCAGCGGCGAGGGTAAGGGCGGCTCTGGCTCCGGGTCAGGTCTCGGTGGCGGTAGCGGCAACGGTGAAGGCGACGGCGATGGTGACGGCGCTGGCGGTGTGGGCGATGGTGCCGGCGATTTCTATACGTCGAACGGAAAAACTGTGTCCGATGTATTTCAGACATTCAAGGCGCGCGTTTCCGCTTCGCCATTGATCGATGCGGTGCAAGGCTTCTTTACCGTTAGCGCTGGCGGTGCGTGCCCTACGTTCACGGTGCCGGCATCGGAGTATTGGGAGGCCATGACCTATGACGCGCATTGCTCCGGCGATTTCCTCGCCGCGTTGCAGGCCATCGGCTGGGTCTTGATGGCGGTGGCTGCGCTGGCCGCTGCCTATTGGGCACTGTCATGACGTGGTGGCAGCAGGCCGGGTGGCTCAGCGATCTAACTAACTGGCTGCTGGGGCTTGTCCAGAAGCTGTGGGCGGCCATTGAGGCGTTCTTCAATGACTTGATCATCACGGCGTTGGAGAAGCTGTTGGAGCTTGCTGCGCTGGCGTTTGAGTCGCTGCCGGTGCCCGATTTCATGACGCAATACTCCATCGGCTCGCTGCTCGGCAATGCAGGGCCTACGGTCGGTTGGTTCGTGGAAACCTTCAAGATTCCCGAGTGCATGAGCCTGCTGGCAGCGGGCTTGGTGTTCAAGATCACTCGGAAGATCGTTACCTTCGGAAAGTGGTGACATGCTCGTTTTCAATGAAGGCGTGCCGCGTGCCGGCAAGAGCTATGACGCGGTGAAGAATCACATTCTGCCTACGCTGAAAAAGCGTCGGCGGGTGTTCGCGCGGCTCAATGGGTTGGATCACGCGAAAATTGCGGCGTATCTCGGCATGGATGAGGCCGAGGTGCGTGAGCTGCTGGTGCTGGTGGATACAAAGGAAGTTCGGACCTTCTTTGCCTGTGTCCAGGACGAAACGGGGAAGTGGTGCATTCCGGACCAGTTCAAGGATGCGCTGGTGGTGATCGATGAGGTGCATGAGTTTTACGTAAGCGAGCGCCAGCCACTACCGGGGGCGGTTGAAAACTTTTGGGCGCTGCTTGGTCAGAATGGCGGTGATGCCGTCATCATGACGCAATGGATTAACCGGGTGCATCAAGCCGTCCGTGCGCGCATCGAGCGGAAAAACGTGTTCCAGAAGCTGACGGCCATCGGCTTTAAAAATAAGTACCGCGTTACCTACTGGCATACGACGAGCCCCGGAAAGTACGAAAGAGTAGGCGGGAAAACGGAGAAGTATGACCCTGCGATTTATCCGCTTTATCACGGGTATGCTCCGGGCGCGGAAAATACGGAGGTCTATGAAGAGGGCGGTACGAATGTGTGGCGCGCGATGGCGTTCCGTGGCGCTGTGTTCGGCGTCCTCGGGCTCGTCGGTGCTTATTTCTTTTTGAGCTTCTTTTTCGGTGTAAAAGGCGGCAAGGAAAGCAAGGCGGAAACGGCTGCGGCTGAGGTAACGCAGGTTTATGACGCCGATGGCAATTTCCTGCGCACTGAGGGCGCTGCAGCAGCTGTTGCAGCGGTCAAGGAAAAGGAAGACCCGTTCAAGGGCATGACGCCGGAGCAGCGTTTCGTGGCTGAAATGAAGGGCAGGGTGCGCCTTGCCAGCCGTGCGGAAATCGGCGGGCATGTCCGTGGCTGGGTCGAGTGGGTGGACGATACCGGCGAAACGGTCGAGTCGTTGGAGGTCGCAGCAATTGAGGCGCTGGGTTACGCGGCGTCGTGGGAGCCCTACGGCGTCCGGCTTGCTGCCGGCGATCACGTCATCATCGCCACGCCGTGGCCTCGGGTGATGCCCGTGCGCGAGAAGGAGCAGCGGCTTTACAACCTGAGCGGGAGCGGCGGCGCTGGCATTGCGAGCGGAGCGAGTGAGGCCGGGGCCGCTGCTCCCGGCACGTCCATAGGCTATGCACCTGGGCAGCGTGGGGACATTTTCCCAAGGTCTGCCGGCTATGTCGGTGGGACGTGGACACCTCCTACGACTGCGCTTTAATTTCGTGCCATCCTCTGTTCACTATCTGAGCAGGGGCGTTTATGCATTTCGATCTTTCACCTATTTTGGGCGTGATCTATCGCCTGATTGGCGTTCTCTTTTTTGCCGTTGTCGTCGGCTTGGTGGCCGCTTTTTTCTCGCGTGGTTTAGGTAAAAAGCGTCAGCGTGCGGTCATGCAGCTCGCTTTTATGGCAATTCTTGTCCTTGGGACGCTGCTGTTCGTGCTGTAGGGGGGGGCGGGGTGTCCGCCGATGGAATCTGCTACCCTGAATGGCAGCACAGGGGCTGCTCGCCTAGCAGGTTTCAGGATGAAAAGCCATAAGGCAAGAATCGTGCCATTTATGCGAGGTTCATTTATCGTTTTGCTTTCATTCACAATTGCACAAGATTGCCTTGCGCAACGCATTCGGACGGCGGTCGGGCCTGCTGCGCCGCGCATTACCAGCGCGCCGAAAGCTGCTTATAACTCGATGGCAAAGGACACCACGCCCTTCAACTGCGAGCAGTACGCCGGCCATCCGCATCCGACGATGAAGTCTTTCTGTGAGGGTCTGGAAGCGGATGTTCTGGGCGCTGAGGCGCGGCGCGCCGGTCGCCCAGGTCCATCGAGAGACGTTATCGAACTGCCACCGATGGGGTCTGCGAGTGCGAAGGCCCGTGGCATGGCCTGCATCGGTGGTCAGGCCATGCGTAAGCTGCCGAATGGCTGGGAACAGATGCATTCGGATGCGGGCGGCTGGCAGCGCTGCCGGGTTCGGTGAATTATTGAACCGGTTGGATCTGATCGGGTTCAGTAATTGGGGTGCAGGGGCAAAGCCCCTGCGGTGACGCTTCACCCGCGCCGGTGGCGTGTGCGAGCCGGTAGTGTCAGGTCTACATGGGTTCGGCCCGTGCCGAGGACCGCCGCCATGCAAACCCGCTTTTCAGGCTGTGAAGTGGGTTCGGTTTTTCCAGCAGAAAAACCAGCTTAGAAGAAGATGCATGAAAGATGGGCGCAAGTTGCGGCCATTTTTGCGCCATTTCGATACTTCCGATAATTGATGGTTATCGGAAGTAATATATGCTAGAGTTGGAAAACAGCCCTGACCCCGCACTTGTCCACGTCCATGAAATCCGCCGCTCTCGATCTGTTTCCTTCCGCACTTTTGCCCGAACAGCTAGCCAGTAGTGCCGCCGAAGCCGTACGGGAAATCTTCGACGAAGCGGCTTCGATCAACACCGCGCGCAGCTACCAGACCGCGCTGCGTTACTGGACAGCGTGGTATCAAGGCCGCTATGGCCGCACAATCGAATTGCCGATGCATTCGAGCACGGTCGTGCAGTTCATCGTCGACCACCTGGCCCGCAAGGGAAAAACCGGGCTGACATGGGAGCTGCCGGAGACGCTTGATGAAAAACTGGTTGCGGCCGGACTGAAGCAGCGCCCCGGACCATTCAAGCTCAGTACCATCATCCACCGCATCGCCGTACTGTCGGCAGCGCACCAGTTCAAGAAGCTGCCCAATCCCTGCGAAACGCCCGAAGTTCGCCAGCTGCTTGCCAAAGGCCGCCGCGCGGCCCACAAGCGCGGCGAACGCCCGCGCAAGAAGACCGCGATCACCGGCAACGAGCTGGAAGCCATGATCGCCACCTGCGACGACACGCTGGAAGGGCTGCGCGACCGCGCCCTGCTCTACTTTGCCTTCGCCAGCGGCGGACGCCGCCGCAGCGAAGTGGCCGCGGCCGATCTGGCCGACCTGCGGCGCATCGCCCCGGATGCCTATCTCTATCGTCTGGAACACGGCAAGACGCTGCAGGATGGCCCCAAGGCCAACGCCACGCCGGACAAGCCGATCCTCGGTGTAGCCGCCGATGCGCTCACCACGTGGCTGGAGGCCAGCGGTCTGCGGGAAGGCCCCATTTTCCGCCGCCTCTGGGGCGACACCATCGGCCCCAGCATTTCGCCACGGGCAGTGGCCGACATCGTGCAGCGCCGTGCCGCGCTGGCCGGACTGGACGGGGATTTCGGCGGGCACAGCCTGCGTTCCGGTTTCGTCACCGAAGGCGCGCGCCAGGGCGTTGCCCTGCCCGCGCTGATGGCGATGACGGACCATCGTTCTGTCGCCAGCGTGGTCGGCTATTTCCAGGCCGGCAGCGTGACCGATAACCCCGCCGCCAACCTGCTGGCCAGGCGCAAGGCCGGAACCGGGCAGGACAAGGGCAATCCGGAAACCTGACATGAAAAAAGCGCCGGCATCGCCGGCGCTTTTTTCTGTCGTCCCGAAGCCTGTGGATCAGGCTTCGGGCGGCGTGGCGGCCTGTTCGGCGCCGCCTTCCACGGCTTCCTCGTCGGCGAGGTCGTCCCCGGATTCCAGTGAGGCATCCAGTCGTTCGACCGCCTGCAGCTTCTCGCCCTTGGACAGGCGGATCAGGGTAACGCCCTGGGTATTGCGGCCCACGCGCGAAATCTCCGAGCCGCGGGTGCGCACCAGCGTGCCGCCGTCGGAAATCAGCAGCACTTCGTCACCGTCGCCCAGCAGCACCGCGCTGACCAGCCTGCCGTTGCGCTCGCTGGTCTGGATGCCGATCACGCCCTGCGTGCCGCGGCCCTTGCGCGGGTAGTCGGCCAGCGGCGTGCGCTTGCCGTAGCCGTTCTCGGTGGCGGTGAGGATGTACTGCACGCCGGCGTCGTCCAGGCCGGCATCGGCGATCTCGCCGCCCTCGCCCACCACGCTCTCGTTCGACACGTCCTCGACGCCATTGTCGTCTTCGTTCTCGTCCTCGGCGCCGCCGGCACTTTCGGCCACGATCAGGCTGACCACTTCCTCACCCCTGGCCATCTTGATGCCGCGCACGCCAGTGGCGGTGCGGCCCATCGAGCGCACGCGGTCCTCGCCGAAGCGCACGGTCTTGCCGTTGGAAGCGAACAACAGGATGTCGCGCTCGCCGTCGGTCAGGCCGACGCCGACCAGCGCATCGCCCTCGTCGAGGTGGATGGCGATCTTGCCGCGTGCAAGGCGGAACGCGAATTCGCTCAGCGGGGTCTTCTTGACCGTGCCATTGCGGGTGGCGAAGAACACGAAATGGTTGTCGTCGTACTCGCGCACCGGCAGCACCGCCTGCACGCGCTCACCGTTCTCCAGCGCGATCCAGTTGATGATCGGGCGGCCACGGGCGTTGGAGCCGGCCTCCGGCAACTGGTGCACCGGCAGCCAGAACACCTTGCCGGAACTGGTGAAGGTCAGCAGCGTGTCATGCGTGTTGACCAGCCACAGTTGCTCGATCGAATCCTCGTCCTTGGTCGCCGCCGCGCTGCGGCCGCGGCCGCCGCGCTTCTGCGCGCGGTAGGCCGATACCGGCTGGCGCTTGACGTAGCCGGCGCGCGACAGCGTCACCACCACGTCTTCCGGCGCGATCAGGTCGAGGATGTCGAGGTCCTCCTCGCTGTGGCGGATCTCGGTGCGGCGCTCGTCGCCGTACTCGGCGCGCACGGCTTCCAGTTCCTCGCGGATCACCTGCAGCAGCACGTCCGGGTTTTCCAGGATGCGGATCAGCCCGGCGATGGTTTCCAGCAGTTGCTTGTATTCCTCGGTGAGCTTGTCCTGCTCCAGCCCGGTGAGGCGGTGCAGGCGCATTTCCAGGATCTGCGTGGCCTGCACGTCGGACAACTGGTAGTTGCCGTCGACCAGGCCAATTCCCTTGGGCAGGTCCTCCGGGCGCGACGCTTCGGCGCCGGCGGCGCCCAGCAGCGCGCCGACCAGCCCCGGCTCCCACACCTTGGCGAGCATGCGCTCCTTGGCCTCGGCGGGGTTGGACGAGGTCTTGATCAGCTCGATCATCTCGTCGATGTTGGCCAGCGCGACGGTCAGGCCTTCCAACACGTGGGCGCGCGCGCGCGCCTTGCGCAGTTCGTAGATGGTGCGGCGGGTGACGACCTCGCGGCGGTGGCGGACGAACGCCTCCAGCATCTGCTTGAGGTTCATCAACTGCGGGCGGCCATCGACCAGCGCCACCATGTTGATGCCGAACACCGACTCCATCTGGGTCTGCTGGTACAGGTTGTTCAGCACGACCTCGGCCGACTCGCCGCGCTTGACCTCGATGTAGATGCGCATGCCGTCCTTGTCGGACTCGTCGCGCAGCTCGCTGATGCCCTCGAGCTTCTTTTCCTTGACCAGCTCGGCGATCTTCTCGATCAGCCGCGCCTTGTTCACCTGGTAGGGAATCTCGGTGACGATGATCGACTCGCGGCCATTGTCGGCCACCTCGATGTCGGCCTTGGCACGGATGCGCACGCGGCCGCGGCCGGTGCGGTAGCCGGCGATGATGCCGGCAGTGCCGTTGATGATGCCTGCGGTCGGGAAATCAGGACCGGGGATGTATTCCATCAGGCCATCGACGTCGATCGACGGATCATCGATCAGCGCGATGCAGGCATTGATCGACTCGGTCAGGTTGTGCGGCGGGATGTTGGTGGCCATGCCCACCGCGATGCCGGCCGAGCCGTTGACCAGCAGGTTCGGGAAGCGCGTCGGCAGGACCGTCGGCTCCAGTTCCTTCTCGTCGTAGTTGGGCTGGAAGTCGACGGTTTCCTTGTCGATGTCGGCCAGCATCTCGTGGCTGATCCGCGACAGGCGCGATTCGGTGTAACGCATCGCCGCCGGGCTGTCGCCGTCGACCGAGCCGAAGTTGCCCTGGCCGTCGATCTGCATGTAGCGCAGCGAGAACGGCTGCGCCATGCGCACCAGCGTGTCGTAGACCGCGCTGTCGCCGTGCGGGTGGTACTTGCCGATGACGTCGCCGACGATGCGCGCCGACTTGTAGTACGGCTTGTTGGCGTGCGCGCCGAGCTCCTGCATCGCAAACAGGACGCGGCGGTGGACCGGCTTGAGGCCGTCACGTGCATCGGGGAGTGCGCGCCCCACGATCACGCTCATGGCGTAATCGAGGTAGCTCTTGCGCATCTCGTCTTCCAGGTTGACCTGGATGATTTCCTTGGCGGTTTCTGCCAT